CAACCAAACCTGGTATGTTTGTATCACTTATTGTTATTACTGCTGTATTTACACCTGCTGCACCTGCTGAAGCACAGTCTACATATTTAGTATGTAATCGTCCTTGTTCAGCCCACTTAATCATATCTGAGTTAGTTGGCATTTCAGCACCTACCATTCTTAAGAATGATGCTACTGTTCTATTTCCATAACGTTCAAATTCCTTTTCATAAGTATCTGGAAGATACTGATTTAAGAAATCAAAGTTTGTTATGTAGTTTGTTGATAACACTTGCTTCTGAGCCGATGGCTGTAAAGCAAATGTTGGGTTTAATTGTACTGACATAATTGTTTAATTTTTTTAAAATTTATACTCGGTTTATACTTCTAATTTTAAGTCCTCTACCACTGTCTGTATTTCCAACTGCTCTTATTTTTAAGCCGTCTTTAGATACACTTTGAGAAGCTTGTCTAACCTCCATATCAATGTTTTTTGATTTTTTTGAAACATTGTCTACAGCGTCAGTCATGCCTTGTTCGTAAAAAAACTTAGCGTATTTTTCAGGATTCATTGCTATTGATAACGCTTTATGATATCCTTTTGCATCATTAATTAAACCTTCTTTGTCCATATATTTGTTAACGAAATTGTTAACGTCTTTTTGAACATTTTTTAGTTCTGATGCATCGCCAGGCTTGTAAGTAAAATTTTTATCCCCTACATTAAATTCAAAACCTTTGAACTCATTGTTGAAAACCTCATCAGTTTTCTTGAGAAACCAATCATACTTCTTTTTTTGAACTTCTTGCACAGTATTAGATTCATCTATATAACTCTTATAAGCATTAAATTTTTCTCTGTCTTTATCAGATAACCCACCCCCACTTGACTCAAGAGGAATTTTATATTTATCTTTTTGATCATTGAAATACTTCTTTGCTTTCGCAAGTTCTCTTTTTTTAGCTAACTTTCTTTTTTTAATATCTCTTGGCTCATCTAACTCTTCGTCAAAACTAAATTTATCTTCCAATAAATCTTGAATATCAAAAGTATCCAAACCTTCTTCAATATTAGCATAGTAATTAGCTAAAACTTGATCATCTTCCATGATACTGTAGTCTTTTTGTAAATTATAAAAGTCTTCAATACCACGTCCTGTTTCTTTTTTATACTTTAAATAAGTAGACACATCTTCAGGTAATTCATCGTTGTCTTTTGTTTGCGCAAACAAATCATCTACTGAAGAGATGTCTTTATCATACCTATTTTTAATATAAGAAAGCACATCTTCGTCACTTAACTCTGACGAGGGAGTTTTTTCTGGTTCAATAACTTCCTCTACTACTTGTTCTTTTGGTTCTTCTGTAGGCTCTGTTACTTCTTCCTTTTTATTTTTTAAGTCAACTTCTTCTGATTGCATTTCATTCTCATGCTTTTTCAAAAGTTCTGATTCTATTTCTTGTTTAGATTTGTTGTCATCAACAAATTCTACTGCCTTAACTTTAATGTTATCTAAGTTCATATTTTATTTAATTTAATTTATACAAAGTTAATAATTATATTAACGGTTATTTAAGCTATCTTGGGTCAAATTCTGCAAGGTCAAACCCGTCCATACTATCTTCATTTGACTCAAAATTTATAGGAGGCAAATTATTTTTTCTTTGATCAATTAATCTTGACTGTTCTGAAGATTGCTGACTAATTCTTTGATTTTTTGAAGTTTCTCTATTTTGTTCTCTTGCGTCTATTTGAGATTGTTCAATACCTTTTAACTGCATATTCATTTGAAATTCTACTTGCATTAAAGATTCTTTCAAAGCAGCTTCGTTTTTCATTTTTTCAATTTCAAAACCTATCTCTGCTTGTTTAACTTGCATTGCTGATTGAGTTTCCATTTGAATTTTTTGCATTGCAATTTGCGCAGCTGCTTGTTGAGACTGCATATTTAATTGTGCTTGCATTTGTTGTTCTTGTTGCTTTTGCTGCTGGTCTTGCAATTGTTTTTGTTTACGTTTTACTTTTAACAATTGATTACCCATCTTAATGTTTTTTATTTCTCTAATATCAATAGCGTCTTCTAAATTTATATCTCCTTTAGAAAGAGCTGTTTGAATGTTAGATTCTAATAAAGCTTGTTCTTCTTCATCAGGAGATACTTCAATAAAAATACCAAAATCATATATGTAAAGATTTTTAATATCATTTAAAATACCTACATTATATTTTCCTATTTGTTGAGTAAATTCGTCAGCAAAATCAGAATACTCTAAAACATCTGCTGTCCTAATTGATAATGCTTCTGCTAATGTTTGTGTTAAATATAAACTTCCTTCTAATATATGTCTTGTTGCTGTATTACTATTTAATGCAGCTAATTTTTGAACTCCTACTAAAGAATTAGCATCAGGCATACTACCATCTCTTGCTTCATTTAAACCTGTTACTTGTCTAATCATACTCATATAATGATTATAATTACCAATTAACATTTGCATTTTTTGTGAACCACTTGATGACGTAAGTTGTGTAATAGGAATTTTTGCATTATTAAATTCACCATCTTGAGTAAAACTTCTACCAATAACACTACCTGTTTGAAAATATAATCTTAATGCATCTTCAGGATTGTAGGCATTTCCTGTTCCTAAATCTACTTCATTTAATCCGTCTGCGTCAATAAATACACCATCAGGAACTACTCTTGAAATAACTTGTTGTAGTTTTAAATGAGTCATTTGTATTAAATCAGTAAAAGGTATCATTCTTCTTACTAAAGATTCAATATTTCCTTTATACATTCTTGGAGCAGTAGCTACATAATTAGGCATAGCATACTGACTTGCAGATTGTGGCCTAACCATATTTTTAGCCAATTCCCATTTCAATATAATATTTGTTCCCATAACCATTACACCATCATACCAAACATCTATTTTTTTAGTAACTTTCTCAAAATTACCTTCTTCCATCATTTCTTCGGGAGGATTAAACTCGTCTGTTTTAGGAACTACTTTATAATTTCCTGTAGCTGTTTGTTTCTTTTTATATACAAAAGTATTTGTTGTTTTATAATTAAAATATAAAAGAGTTACAGTATCTCTATAAAACATAGAGTTTTCATACATTGCAGCTACATTATAATATTGATACCAAGCTTGACTGTATTTTGATATTTCTTCTAAATCTTCATTTGTTAAATCAGGATTTATTTTTAATAACTCTCCAATTGGAATAGTTTTAATTTCTCCCCAATAAAAACAATCTTTAAAATAAGGATCTTCTGTATAACTATAAACAATGTTAGCAGGGTCAACATAATCTACTTTAATTCCATCTCCTAACTGAAACATATGTTTACATACAGAAATTCCTAAAGTCATTAAATCCATATCACATCTTTTACGGATTTGTGCATAATGATTTTCTTCTAATAAAGTATTTATTGCAACTTCATTTGCTATTTCTATAGCAGGCTTGTAATTCATTTGCATATATAACTCCATTTCTAAGTCGCTTTCTGGCAACTCATCAGGGTTCATGCTAAATAATTTTACATCAAAATCTTTTTCTATTTGTTTAAATAAGTCTTTAGATATAACACTTTTTTCAACCATATTTTGAAACTCACCTCTTTTTTCAGAAGACATGGCATCTTGTGCATAAGCTTTTACTGTAAACAATCTGTCCGACATACCGTTTACAACTATATCAACAAATTTAGGTATAACAGGAACTGGTGTCCAATCTAAATTTAAATAAGATAAATCTCCGTCTACAGCTAATTCATTCTTATATTTTGCAATAGACTGCTCGCCTCTTGCATATAATCTTAATCTATTAAATTCTGCCCATTGACTGTAAAACCTACATTGTTGAACTCCTTCTCTTCTGAACCACTCATACTGAATTGCTTGACCTACTTGCAGTCCAAATTCTTTTGTTGCTTTTTTTGAATCTGAAACAAATTGATCAGGAAATGCTGCAGATTTTATGTCTATTGTAATTCCTTTCATTTATCTTATTAGTTGACTAATAGAACTCTCATTGTTATATCTTGCAAAGTTAACACTTATTTTGGATTTTTCTTTAGTAGGTGTGTAAAGGTGCTTTTGATTAGCCATGATAGCAAGACCTGAACTTATTGCTGCATCAAACTTTGTTCTATTACTAATGTCAAATTTTGCCCAATCTTCTAAAGTTTTTTGAAAAGGCATATCACCCATTATATTTTCATCTCTAAAAGTACCATCTAAGTCTATTCCTATATGTTTTTCTATGTAAGATTCTATTGCAGCAGCGTGTGATTGTTTTACATCTTCTGATGAATTTGGAATACCTCCTAATTCTCTTTCTGTCTTAGAAAGTTTATTAAATCTTTTATCTGGTCTATTCATACAAAAACCTCTATATCCTCTGTTTTTAAAATGATACAATAATCTTGGTTTATTATTTTCACATAAAATCGGCATACCGTAAAACACGCAAGCCATTAAAACTTCTTCAAAAAATATTTCAGCTGTTTGTGGCCGAGCAATATATTCTAAAAAAAACTGATTACTTGGCGCTTCGTCCATGTTAAACTTTGTCATTCCATGTAAAGCCCCGTTAGAACCTTTTCCGACAACAACTCCTGATATATCATATGAATCACAACCAAAGGACCCAATATGATCATTTCCAGGGTATTTAATTCCTTGTTTTAAAAAAACTCTATTTTGTAAGTTTTTATTTGGAGTCCAAGTTACTAAAAATCTTCCACTTTTATTAGGACTAAAAATTACTTTACTGTCTTTAACACCATTCTCCCATTGAAAAGATCCTTTTGTAGTATGTTGTCCTAAAATTAAAGAATCATTATAATCAATTTGTTGATATATTTTAGTTAAATTAAATAAAGACATTTTAGATTCATCTCTAAAAGCATGAGATTCTGTACGTGGAAATTGTCTGTAAAATTCATTTAAAGCATCAGGATCAGAAGAAAGAGAATCAACTTCATTTTTCCAATAATCAACAGCGCCAATTTTTATACTTTCTCCATCCATACCAATCACTGGTTTTTCAGGAGTAAATAAAACAGGCATACCATATTTATCTATATAGCCTTCAAAATTCCACTCCATAGGAATAAATAAATTATATAATCCTGATTTAGTTTGTCCATTTTGATTTCTTTTACCTCCGTTTGAATCTTCAAATAATTTTTTAAAATTAGCTCCTCCTTTTTCTAAAGCATTAGAAGTTGATCCCATCATACATTTACCAATAATTTTACTACCTAATCTTAAACAAGTTTTGGTTACACGCCAGTTATTTAAAATGTTTTCTGGCCTTTCCCACTTACCACTTTCATCATGTAATAAGTATTGTAACTTTTCACCATCATAAGAGTTATCCGATGTATTTTTCCAGTCTATTGTGGTGTCTAACCCATCAATATCTTCATCGTCAGTAACATACATATTTTTTTTAGTAATTTTAGAAGCAGGAACTCTGTATGCTAATTCAGTTTTTGGTTTATCCATACCATCTTGAATAGGTTTAAAAAAGAATGGATAATTATTAGATATAGGAACAACTTTATCTGTAAACATTTTTTTTGCATCAGCTCCTGTTTTAGATAAAATACCTATACGTGCATCTCTTGTAATTGTAGCTTGATTTACTCCTTCACAAGAACTCATGAAAGAAAACCCAGACCTTCTAATTTTTAAATAACACATTCCAAAAGACCTAACGTCAGCTTTACACGCTTCCCAAAATATATAAAATATTCTATTGGCTTCTCTAAAATCAGGATGACCAACATCTATTTTTGTCCATTGTAAATACATATAATGTGTTCCAGTAATATATGTAGAAATACCGTTGTTTAAAAACCAACAACCTTGTTCTCTTTTATTAAATTCAGTTTCTATATAATCAACCCATGAATTTTTAAATGCAACTGGCTGTTCATTCCATTGAAAAATTGTAGAAATACGTTTTAATGCTTTTGGTAATATTGTAGGAGACCATACTTGATTATCTTTTTTTTCTTTTTGATTATCAAATGTTTTTGGAGTTTTAGGTAGTCCTATTATAACATTACTAATTTCATAAATATCTCCAAGTGTTCCGTCACGAGAAATGACTACTAATTTATATTTTTCATTATATCCATAACTCCATGTTTTTGCTTTATTCTTATTTACAAGAACATTTTTAGGAATATAATTTTTTAATATTTTAAATATACTATTTTGATCTTGACTCTGCAAATCCTCTTAAAGTATTAGTTTTAGAATCGGAAACATTTCCATCTAATAAATTTTTTTCTTCTTCTATTTTTTTTAAAATTTCAAAAGCATCCATAATACATAATTTTTTTGTTGCCGCAGCATTTTTTAATCTATCGGCAGCCAACTCATCTTCTGTATCAAATTTAATAATATCTTCTTTTGCAACTTTTATTAATTGACTTACAGCTTTTTTACCAGCTTCTATTATTTGTATTTTTAATTCTTTACTATTCATTTAAAATTATAGTTATATTAGGAGTTAACATTCTATAAAGAACCTCTCCATCTACAGTAAATTCGTATTCACTATCTGGTTCAAAGATAATTTCATCTCCTTCATTAACGCCTAAAGATAATAATTGTTTGTTAATATATTTAATAACACCAACTAAAGGTTCATATTTAGAACCTTTATCTATAAAAGATTCTTTTTTTAAGACAGGTTTTACAAAACAATATTTACCATGAGCGTTCCATTTACCATCATGTTTGTACAAAAAAAATTGATCTTGTTCTACAAAAAACAAATTTTCTTTAAAAAAACTTTTACCGCTTTTAATATTACCATACATATCGTTGTAAAATTTAAATACATTGTGATGCACAAGTAATGTGTCTCCTATTTCTATTTCTCCATTATAATGTAAAGGTAAAGATATAACTGTGGCAAAACGATTTGAAGCCTGATGGTCTTCTTCGGAAACACTTGTAATAAAATCTAAGCCTCCTATATTTTTAATATTATCGTATCTTCTATTATTATATGGTTCAACTATAAATGAGTATAAAGACCTCATTAAAAGTTAATATTATATTCTAAGGTTATAGGCAGAGTATAAAGAAATTCTTTCCAAACAAATATTTCTTTATTCTTTTCTACCCATAATAAATAAGATTGAGTTTCGTGTTTTGATTGTATTAAATGTATGCGGTATTTTCCACCTAAAACAGGTTGGCCTACTATGTAGTGCATTGAACCAGATTTATAATCTGACCCAACAGAAATTTTTCTAATATCCATTTAATTTTATTTTTGTTCCTCTACTAAACCTTTGTTAATCTCCGCTGTAATCTCCTCTACTATAGGTAATGTACTAATTGGTAGTGATTGTAGTAAGCGGTTTATATGTTTTATAGATTCTTCATTTAATTCAACTTTCATTTAATTTAATTTAATTTATACTACCGCATCAAGTGGTATGTAATAGTCAACTCCATTTATTTTTACTGTCCATCTTCCAGATTGAGTAAAAGTTGTAACTGCATCTGTAACTCCTAAATTATGAAGAGCTGTTCCAATTGCAAGTTGATTAACCGCATCTGTAGATGCTCCTCTACCAATTGCACAACTATTAGCATTAAGGTTACTTGTTCCTTGCCCTATTGATATTGCATAATCGGCATCAGCTGAAGCGTTTGCTCCAATAGCTATTGAATAATTTTCATTAGCGGTAGCTTGATTTCCAATACCTATAGCGCCAGTTATTAGACTTGTGGTACCTCCTCTTGATTGCGGCCCTATAGCAATGTTATCTGATCCTTTTGTTTGTGAAGATCTTCCTATTGCAATATTATCTTCTACTGCATCTGCATTGTCCATAGCATTTTCACCTATAGCAATATTATAATCACCTGTAACAGTTGCGCTGGCTGCCATAGCATTTTTTCCTATAGCTATTTGATTTGTTCCACCTACTCTGTTAATTAAGGCTTGAAATCCTAAAGCAATAGATTCTGAAGTAACCCCTGCTTGCATAGCGCTTTTACCAATTGCTATTGGATTAATATTAGCTTTATTTGTTTGAGAAGAATTATTACCAGCATAATACCCTAAAAATACCGCTCCTCCTACTGCTGATGTTGAATTAAACTCTCCTGAATGACCACCTATAGAAACATTTCCTATTCCTTGTATTAAATCAGTAACTCCGTTGTCATCACCCGCCTGAGCTTTATATCCTATTGCAACTCTTGCTGTTTCTTCATTAGTACCTACTGCAGGTGTGCTATTTGAACCATAAAATAATGCTTGATATCCAATAGCAATGTCAGCCCCACCATATGATTCTTTTGCTGCTTCACATCCTATTGCAATATTATATGTTTGAACTGTAGCAGTTAAAGATTGTGCATCTTTTCCTATTGCTACATTACATTCTCCAAAAGTATTTGCCGCTAATGCATTTAATCCTATTGCAGTATTAGCCTTTCCATTTATACTATTAGTAGCTGCTAATGCCGAATCACCAATAGCTACATTATTATCACCTAAATTATTAGCTGCTAATGCATTAACACCTATTGCTAAGTTTTTAAGTCCTTCTGTATTAGCTGCTAAAGCGCTTGTACCTACTGCAATATTATCTGAACCTCCAAGATTAGCTGTTAATGAACTTGTTCCAATAGCTACATTATTACTTGTTGTTTGACTGGCCTGTAAGGCACTCGTTCCAAGTGCTATATTACTTCCCCCTGTTAAGTTCCCTGCTAATGCGCTTGTTCCAAGAGCTATATTACTTCCACCGCTTGATGTTGCCGCTAATGCACTTGTTCCAATAGCTATATTACTACTTGATGATGCTGAAGCTTGTAATGCATTTGAACCAATAGCAATAGTGTTTGAACCACCTGTTGTTGCTGCACCCGCATT